CCCCGCAGCGCTCACGAACTAACGGGATCAGGCTAGATAATTGCGCCATAATTATTCTTCGCTATCTACTGGTTCGCTCGGGTACTTTTCACGAAAAGCATCACGCGTTCTAATTTTGTAATCAGGTAATGGCTTTTTACTGCCTTCAACAACCAAGTCGTTTGCTACGATAAACGTATCAATTTGCGATGTGTTGTATTTACCTAAGTCGATTTCTTCGCCATCAAGAATAACGATCAGACTTGCGTCTAGCTGCGCTTTCTTTTCAGCTTCTTCGCGCTCTATACGCTCTTTTTCGGCTTGTTCTTCTAAAAAGCTTTGGCGCTCTAAATGCCCTTTAGCGTCTTTTTCGGCAACCCATACATTTGAAAAATCTAAAAAGCGTTGTGCAAGCTCAATAGGTACTGGCGTTGGCTCGCCTTGTTTAAAAAGGGTGCGCGTACTACATACGGTGTCTTTTTTAAAAGGCTTCTTGCCAATGTAAACGATATTAGTTGTATTGCTCATGGATATTCCCCAATAAAAAAGCCCCGCAATAGCAGGGCTTGATTTAAACGTGTATCGAAAAGGCTTAGTAGCCGGTGAAACGGTACTCTAGTTGTAATACCACTTCGCCAGTCGCTTGAGCGGTGCCCGTATTTTTAATAACTAAGTCGCTCGGACCTTCGTCACTAACATACACCGGCTTAATGAACGCGCCAGCATTACCCGCACTTGCAGTATCAAACTCTGTCAGGTCAGTTGCTACACCTTTGTGCGTGACCAGTTGAGCGGTAACTTTTGTGTTTGCGCCTAACGCTTCGTTAACGATGCGAACACCAGTGATTTCGGTACCAATAGGTAAGCTTTCTTCAGCAACAACCGTAGCGCTAACGTCTAAAGAAGCAAGCGCAATAGTTACCAGGTGCAAAGATAGGTTACCCGCAGCGCCTTTGTAAAATGTCTGTTTCATAATTTTATCCAATTACTAAAAGTTAAAGAAAAGCCGGATTGCTCCGGCTAAAGGGCTTACTGTAGAGATACCGCAGTATCAAGGACCATTGTGCCGTAATCGTTTACGCGACCTGTCTTATCAGAGAAGCGTACTTTCTTACAGCCATTCATCCATACAATAGCGGTTTCGTTTGAGTTACCGTGGTCGTTTTTTTCCGTAGACATATGGAAGTGAGTACCCGACTCGGCTTTACCATACGCATTCGCAAGCGCTTGACCACCAAGTAAGATAGCGCGGTCAATCGTTGTACCGGCTGTTACTTGCTTAGTTGTTGCTAGCTTGTCGTTGTTAGACACGGTAACTGTATCGCCTTGGTAGAAACGTACAGGCTTACGGTATTGACGAACAAGAATGTTGCGCCACATGATCACATCACCTTTAAATACAGGGTGGTTAAAGCCTTGGCCGCGTTTAATTGCACGCGATTGTAGCTCTTGTAATTTTTTATCCGTTGCAGATGACCACAGATCACGCCATTGACGCGGTGTTACAAACAGCAAGAAGAACGGTGACTCGTTAGCCATTTGGTCGGCTTCAAAGCTAATGTGCTTCATAGGGTTTGCTTGTTCTTCTAGCGTAAGCGCTAAGTCGTCCAGCTTTTCAAGCGTCATAATATCCGCAGAATCAATTTGTTCAAAGCTTGTCGCATCACCACCAAACTGGTGGCGGTCATACGTTGGTGCCATTACTTCATTCACCATGATTTCTTTAAACTCGCGGTGATCTTCGGTAGGGATAATAATATCGCTTGGCGCAAATGAGCCACGCGCACCGGCAAGGTGGTACATTGCCACTTCATCTTTTAAGTCGTTGTAGTAGTTACCTAACAACGTTTTAGCAGTGCTAAGTAAGTTATGCTTAGTACGCTTTTGCGACATTTTACCGCCGCTATCAACCATCTTACGGCCTTGGTCAATGCTCAATTCAAATACTGTTTTGCTTAAGCTTTCGCCACGGCCTTCCAGTTTTTTATCGCCCATTGTTGGTAAACCGTTTAGGTTGTGGAATAAATCCATTTCAACCGTGTCACCAGCTTGGCTTTGCAAGTCATTGATCATAACGACCGGCGCACCCTTTTCAGTTTGTTTTTTACCGTGTGCCATATCAGCTTTAGCCGATTTAGGTGCGGCACCAGTAAGCATGTTTACGAACGTGTTTTGGCGGCGTGTATGTGTAAACAGGGCAGCGCCAAACGCTTTAGCCGCTTGTGCTTTAGTAATTGTACTCATTTTAATTTCCTAGAGAAAATCTGACGCGCTTTCAAGCATTGCTTCTATTTGTGCTTCGCTCATACCTTCCATTTCAGCGGCGATTGTGGCCGCGTCTTTTTCAAGTAATCCTGCGCTTGCGCTTAAGTCGCTTGCTTGAGTGCCTATATCAGAGGGTGTATTGGGTATGGGTGCTGAGTCGGTATTTGTTGGTTTAGGCTTATGTTGCTCGCCAAACGCGCTTTGTACGCGCTTTTCAACTTCTTTAAACCGCTCGGCTACAGGTTTGTTTGCAAACGATGGGTCGTTTCTAAGCTTGTCGTCTATGACTTTTGCCATATCCCACTTGTCCGCATCGTTTTCCATCCAGTTTTTTAGATGTGTAGAAGAAGAAAAAGCAGTTTGTACTTCATCTTGTTCTGGTGCGGGTTGTTGTGCGGGCTGGTCACTTTTCCCGTACTTTTGAATTTGATTGGCAAGTTCACCAACTAATTCGCCTAGTTCCGGGTATTCATCCTTAATACGTTCCATTAGCTCAGGATCTTTAAGCATTTCACCTGGTAGTTTGCGCGGATCTATTCCAGCCTCTTTTAACTGGCTGCTATGTAGCTCGGCTACACGTTTAGATTCTGCAAACTGACTTTCAAGCTCTGCCTTTTCGGTGGCTAGTCTTTCGCGTTCGGCTTCGGCTGCTGCTGCGCGCTCTCGCGTTTGCACAAGTACGTCATACGGTAAACTGTGCTGACCGTTCTTGCTGCTTATATCCGTTGCTTCTACGTAAAATTTACCATCAATTTCGACATAGCCCTCTGGTGTTTCACCTTCTTTGGTTGACGACTCCCCGTTTACGTCTGCTTTAGCTGGTGTTTCGCTTACTTCCGCTGCTGGCTCTACCGCTGGTGTTTCTTGCTTGGTTTCTACTACAGGCTCTTTTTCGCCATCTTCGCCACCAAACAACGTGTCACCATCAATATCAAGACCGGCTAGTGCTGCCTCGATTTCTTCGTCAGTGCCATTTGCTAATATCTCGTCTAGTTCGTCCACTTTATTACCCCATCGACCATTTAACGTATGGTTACGAAAATTAAAATTTAGGCTTATCGCTGCCCCTGCGAGTTTGTGCATCGCACAAAAAAGCCGCCTTGAGTTAACAAAGCGGCTTTATTTCTGCGTAGTACCTTAGTGTCTTTATCTGTATGGCTTGCGGAGTGTTACATTGAAACCTCCCCAACTAAGTGTTGTTACTCGCCGGCCATTTTTTAAATAAGGCGCAGGCCGTACCGCGTCATTTGATTTTTCTATCTTAGCCGGCTCAAACGCTGGCATTATGTATTTTAAAAACCAGTGCTTGAGTACGTTCATGCTTACCCCGCGTGAATGGCTTGTTTAACGATTGCGCTAAAAATATGGTCTTTAGCTTGTTGCTCTGCTGGTAGGTGGTGGAATGGCACCATACATGGATGCTCTTTTTTCTTTGCATCTTTCACCTTGCCGTACTTCCAGCCAGCAACCACTTTTTCAGCCATCCAGCTATCGTGTGAAGCGCTCGCCGGCGCATCGGGGTTTAAAATATGGAATGCTACGCCCTTAATGGCTGAATCAATTTGCCATTGTGGGGCCATTTCCCAACTTGGCTGTTCTTCTCGCAGTGCTGCGCAATATGCGCGGTTAACTTCGTGACACATTTTAGCAATGGCTTTAACTTGGCCCATATGCTCTTGAGGTACGCCCAAGTCGCTATCCCCGCCAACATCGGCAAACTCAATCTTGTTATAGCCTTCCTCAAACACTTTTTTAGGGCTGAATGACACGTAATCGTTTTCATAAAGAACAATGTAGTCGCCTACGGTTGGTGTGTATCTGGCTGTTAATTCTTCGCTTGCATAGTAAGGCAGCTCAATGTCAGTGCCAGGTATGCCAATTGTTAACGCTAGCCCCTGGCGATCTTCAAATGTATCAAGTGATTTAATCTCGGCGGCTTGAACCACTTTAAAGCACTGGTACTCGGCCATAACTTCACGTATGTGGACTGTCGCGCCATCATCACCACAAAGCACCACGTTAATAACTTCTTTTGTTTCGCTCATTGCTACACCTGTATTGCGTCTAGTTGCTGTTGAATGTTTGCTTGTACGTTTGACTTCATTGCGACTATTTCAGCATTGCTTTTACGCACTTCACTTAAAATCTTTTCAGTTTCAGCGATTACCTTGTCGTCTTTCACTTCTTCTGTTTCGGTTTTCTTTTGTAACTCGATGATTTTTGCTTTTAGCTGTTCGCGCTCAAGTGTTAGCCTTTCAAGATTGCCTTGTATCTCTTGCATTTGCATTTGCTCCATTGCCTGTGCCTTTTCAGCCTGGGCTTGTGCTTGTGCAAGTTCTTCTTCGCTCATATCTTCTTTAGGCTTAGGAATGTTTAACGCCTGGCGTAGAGTAGCTAAAAACTCCTCTTTGTTCGGTAGGTCCATTAGCTCAACAAACATAGGCATTGCAGCTGCTTGTGCTTCAGGTGGTATTTGCGACATTACGTTGCTTAATAGCGTTGCCTGTTGCTGGCGATACGTTGGTGTTGCTTTAACCGGCGCTAATGCTAGATGACCTTTCCAGCGGGCCACATCGTTATTGCGTTTGCCATCTTCGTTAGGCTCATTAAGTACAATTTGCTTGCGCTTAGCCTTGTCATCACGGTTAACGGTTACCGGTATATTGTTTTGAGGCTTTAACGCTTCGATAATGTAAGCAAGCAGCAAGTCGCCAACTCTGTTGCGTGAGAAATGAAAGTTATCGTTTAATTCAGCAAGTGTTGTTGTGCCTTGCTCAACCAAGTTAGAAATAGCAACGCCGCTTGTCGCGTTACTGTCTTGCCCTAGCATTGAATTATAAACGCCGGCCGTGTCCTGGATTAACTTCATATCGTTTTGCATGAGGTTAAATTGTTGCGCTGCTATGCCAACATCGTTTTGAATGCTTAGCG